TTTCAGTCTAAATTTTTGCTAATTGGGAGTAATGAATAATGGCACTTGTTACGCATTGTGAAAACTGTGGAAAAGAGTGTGAAGTTATCGAAGAAGATGATGGTGGATATGAAGAAATATGGGGTGCCAAAATTTGGTGCCACGCATTTACAACTAAATCTGCTTGCTGTAAAGAAAATTATGAGGAAATAGAAGATGGCTATTAAGATACAATCCACTATGGATTTAAGTCTTGATTCCGTTAAATGTGTTGTTTATGGAGGGCCAGGCGTGGGTAAAACCCGTCTGGCAGCTTCTTTGCCCACTCCTATCATAATCTCCGCTGAACAGGGTCTATTATCATTGGCCGATGAGAAAGTGGATTATATAGAAGTGCGAAGTTTAGCAGACCTTAATGATGCATACAAGTGGGCAACCACGGCAGCGGAAGCAAAACAATATGAATCTATTGGAATGGATACTTTGGCTGAGATAGCAGAAGTCCTAGTTACTGAATTAAAACCTCAGTATAAAGATGGTAGGCAAGCTTATATGGCTTTAGCTGACCAAATGATTCCAATGTTAAAAAACTTTCGCAATCTTAAAAATAAACATGTAATGTTTACAAGTAAGATGATCTCTGTCAGAGATGACGAAAGTGGTAAAGTTACTGAAGAACTTTTGATGCCTGGCAAAGTGTTAGGTAATCAAATACCATATTTAGTAGATGAGTATTTTAAATTGGAGGTAGATCGAAAAGGCATTTCTATGCTACAGACTTCTCCGTCAAGACTCTCATTTGCTAAAGACAGGTCAGGGGCATTGGACAACCCTGAAAAGCCTGACATGTCCTCAATCATAAACAAAATACTTGATAAAAGGAAACTTAAAAATGGCAATATTACCTGAAATGTTTACACCTGATGATGTAGAAGAAAACCCATTTGCAGCAATACCTGAAGGCTGGTATGAAGCAGAGCTTATCAAATCTACTTATGAAACTACAAATGATAAAGAAGGCAAATACTTTGCTATGACCTTCAGAATTATTGATGGTGAAAAAGTGGGACGCATGATTTTTACCAATCTTAATTGGGTAAATAAATCAGATGTTGCTGTGCGCATAGGCAAAGGAGACATGAAATCAATTGTTATAGCAGTTGGCCTTCCTGGTGACTATGATCTTGAAGATACTGATGATCTGCATAATATACCTTTGCAAATTAAAGTAAGTGTTAAGCCTGCAACTGCTCAGTGGCCTGAGAAAAATGAAATAAAAGGCTATAAAGCAATATCTGATGACTAATTTCAATCTGTAGTTTAATCAGCCCCTTAATTGGGGCTTTTTTGGTATAAACTCAAAGGATTAAATTAATTATGATAGTTGAAAGTTTTGAAGTTGTTTTAAATGAAGTAACAACAGAATCTTTGCCAAGAGATTATCTTGGCCTAAGTTCTATTGGCACTAATTGTTATCGCAAATTACAGCACGATCATTATTGGACTTATAAATCAATACACTCCGCTCAACTTCTTCGTCTGTTTGGAGTAGGACACAGAATGGAAGAGGTGATTGTATCTGATTTAGAAAAAGTTGGAATTCATATTGTATCAGATCAAGATGAAGTTATAGGATTTGCAGGACACTGGAAAGGACATTCAGATGGGATAGCATTTTCTGAAAATAATATAGATCAAAGGTTTTTAACTGAATATAAAACTCATAATGATAAAAGTTTTAAAGACTTGATTAAAAAAGGTGTGCTTGCCTCTAAGCCTATTCACTATGATCAAGTAACAGCATATATGGGATATGAAGCATTACCATTTTGTTTATATGTTGCATATAATAAAAATGACTCTACATACTTTTTTGAAGTTATTAAATTTAATGAAGAAAGATTTCAAGAACTCTGTAAAAAGCAAGAAGAAATAATACTAGCAACAGATTTATTGCCAAGAGTAGGAAACGATTCTATTACTTGGTTTGAGTGTAAAATGTGTGATGCTAAGCAAGTTTGTCATGGGTATAAAGACCCTGAAAAAACCTGTAGAACATGTAATTATGTTGATATAGAGCCTAATGGTAAATGGTCGTGTTCTTTTCATGATAAAAATTTAACTAGTGATGATCAACGAAAAGCTTGTGATTATCATGCATATAATAAAATGTTTAATATATGATTAAGTTAAGACATTATCAGGCGGGTTGTACTCCTGCTTTAACAGAATATATTAATTCAAATCCAGGAAAACACCCTTTAGTAGGGATGCCAACTGGAAGTGGAAAAACATATTGTATTGCAGACTTAGTTCAGCATTATAGCCCAAAATATGATATAATAATTCTTTCTCATGTAAAAGAAATATTGGAGCAAAATCATGAGTCATTATCTGAGTACCTTGATGAAGAAGTGGGGCTCAACTCTGCAGGTTTGGGAAAAAGAGAATGGAAACATATTACCGTTGCTGGTATACAATCAGTTTATAAACAATCTTCAAGAGTTAAAGAAAATAGCATCATCATTATTGATGAAGCTCATCTTATATCACCAAATGCAGAAACTATGTACCAAACCTTTTTTCAAGGTCTTAGGTCAGCTACTATCATTGGGTTTACTGCTACTCCTTTTCGTCTTGGTCATGGTCTTATATATGGCAACGGTAGGATGTTTGATGATCTTGTTTATGACTGGACAAGTGCTGAAAGATTTCAGCAATTGGTTGATGAAGGCTACCTTGCACAAATAACATCAAAGCGCACTAAACTAGAAATGGATGTATCAGAAATTAAGCTAAAGGCGGGTGAATTTAATGAAGTTCAGCTCTCCGCTGCTTTCGATAGAGATGGTGTAACAAAAGAAGCCATAAAAGAAATTATATCAGCTGGACATAATCGTAAAAAATGGCTTATATTTGCAATTGACATTAATCATGCAGAGCATATAGCTGAAACATTACTTAGAAATGGTGTAAGATGTGCCCCTGTACATTCAAGGATGGAAGAATCAGGATTTGAAAGAGATAAAATAATAGAGGCATTTAAAAATGGTAAATATAGATGTGTTGTTAATGTTAACATACTTACTACTGGGTTCGATGAGCCTGGCATTGATCTTATTGCTATGCTTCGCCCTACAAATAGTCCTGTACTTCATGTTCAAAGCCTTGGCAGGGGATCACGAGTTAGTCCCAATAAAGCTAACTGTCTTGTGCTTGATTTTGCTGGTAATACTGAGCGTCTCGGCCCAATAAATAATGTAATTGTAAAACAAAAAGGCAAAGGCAAAGGAGGTGGAGAACAATTAACAAAAACTTGTCCTAATTGTAGCAGTATTCTTTCCCCTGCTGTAAAATTTTGTCCTGATTGTAATCATGAATTTCAGTTTCAACATGGATTATCATCTCAAGCTGCAAATATAGAATTAGTACAAACAGGTAAAGCATTATGGTTAAATTTAGACAGCATTAATTATAGCATACACAAGAAATTTGGATCACCATCATCTATAAAAGTTACATATAATGCAGAAGGTGTAACTATATCAGAATTCGTTTGTATTGAGTACAAAGGTTATGCAAAACATAAAGCAAATCATTGGGTAAAATTTAGAGGAGGTGAGCTATGTGAAACAGCAAAAGAATTATTAGACCAGTCTAAATTATTAAAAATTCCTACAAGAATTCAAATTCAGAAAAAAGGAAATTATAACACTATTAAAAATGCTGAATTTGATGTTTAAATGCATATACCTAAAAGTTATATGTAAAGTCTTTTTTATAACTAAATATTCTAAGGAATTTGAAAATAAAAGTAGACAAGACTGATGAAAAGCGTAAAATAGTATCACCGACTAGAAAAATAGTTGGCAATTTAAATCTAAAGGATATATATTATGGGCAAGAAAAAAGAAAAATTTGACGATGCAGAAATTGGATTTGATGGCTCTGGACATGATGTAGAAATTCAATCAGACCCTAATGAAGAAGTTCAAGCTGCATTTAGTATAGCTCGTGAATCTACAACTGATGAAGATGAAGTAAAACTTAAAATGATTGAAGCTGGTGCAACATTTAAAAATGTTACCCGCTTATATAATGCATACATGATTGATGCTGGTCTTGCTATTTCAAAACCAGATCGTGATGCCATTGTAGAAAGTGAATTAACTGGAATGTCGTTTGATACTGAAGAGAGCTTTAATGCTGCCATCTCTGTTCTTACTCTTGCAATTTCTGGTGCTACTGAACGTTCTGCTAGCTCATTAGTTCGATCTTTTGCTAAAAAGAATGAGCTGACTGTATATGCTAAGCCTAAAAGTGAAGGCGCAACCCGCACTAGCTTTGTTCATAAGTTTTATGAATTTTTAGTTGCAAACCCAGGCTGTTCAGAAAGTGAAGCTCATGATTTTATATTTGGTGTTGAGCCAAATGAGCCAACTTCTCAAAATGTCAAAAACTATGAAAAAATGCACCAAAATGTTCGTATACTAGCAAACCGCATTGCGGCTCAGTAGTAGTAAACATTTAAATGATGGGGCCTGAAAAGGCTCCATTCTCACATTCAGAGTATTTAGCATATGAGTAATATAATAGTTTTTGACACAGAAACAACTGGATTATTAAAACCTGAAATAAATAGTCTTAAAGCTCAACCTGAAATTACAGAAATTCATTGTACTAAACTTGATCCTTTATTAAATATAATTGATGAGTTTGATATGCTAATTAAACCAAATTTGCCAATTCCAGAAGAACTGGAGCGGAAGATAGGCATTACTAATCAAATGGTTAAAGATTCTCCAAGTTTTATTGACATTTATAAACAGCTATCTCATTTCTTTATGGACTGTGATACTATGGTAGCTCATAATATTGGATTTGATAGATCAATGTTAGCGAATGAGTTATCTAGGATTGAAAAAGTTCTTCATTTTCCTTGGCCAATTAATCATATTTGTACTGTTGAAAAATCAATGTACATAGAGCAACGTAGAATTACACTTACTAAGCTCCACGAACATGCCACTGGCACTCCATTTGAAGGGGCTCACAGAGCAGCAGTTGATGTAGCAGCTTTAGTAACCTGTTTTAAGTGGTTAGTATCAGAAGGTAAGATATGATAAATATAGCATTAAAGACTGAGTATTCTTTTAGACAGTGTTTTATGCCTATTAGAGATTTACATAAATATGTATTAAATGGTTATTTAGGTGTAGCAGATTATGATAATACATTCGCTCATGTGCCTCTTTCTATTGAAGCAGAAAAATATGGGTTTACTCCAATATATGGTGTTAGACTCCGCGTGTCAGCCCCTGAGAACGCCCGTACAGCGACTTCTCAAGAGTATAACGTCTTTATAGCCAAAACGAATAAAGGGCTTACAGAGCTTTACAAGCTCGTCTCAAAGGCATATAGTCAGTTCTATTATTTCCCTAGATTATTTTGGCAAGATATTGAGAATCTTCACCCAGACATATATATTCTTGGGTCAATGTATGAGAACTTTTTCCCTACTGCTGATGAAAGAACTGAGTATCAGCTAATAGCTGGAGCTAGAAAGTTTGGTGATGGATATTCTTACAATTTTAATCAGAAAGCTGATGATATGAGAATTATTCCTGAAGGCAATATTCACTTAGAAATTGCTAAAAAATGTACTGCTACTATTAGTAAAGCACCTATGCTAAAGTTCCCTGGCCGTATGGATCTATATGCAAAATGTGAGATTGGTGCTAAAAAGCTTGGAGTTGATTTAAGTGATACTGTCTATTCTGAGAGACTAGAATACGAACTGACTCTTATTCATGAAAAAAAGTTTCAGGACTACTTCAAAGTAGTATCTGATATTATTACCAAAGCTAAGGCTAAGATGTTAGTTGGCCCTGGCAGGGGAAGTTCTGGTGGTTCACTCTTATGCTATTTACTTGGTATAACTGGCATTGATCCAATTAAATATGGACTTCTTTTTGAGAGGTTTATTGACACAAATCGGTTTGACTTTCCAGACATTGACACTGACTATCCTGATGTACATAGAAAACAAGTTTTAAAAGATATTGCTAAAATCTATGGTGATGATTGTGTTAAATCAATTGGAACTGTATTAACTCTTAAAGCCAAAAGCGCACTTAATGAAGTAGCAATGGCTCTCAATATTCCAGCAGCTGATATTGAAGAATTGAAAGGCTCAATTATAGAAAGGTCAGGAGGTGATGCTAGAGCTGCTTTCTGTGTAGCAGATACATTTACTGATTTAGAAATAGGTAAAAAGTTTATTGAGAAATATCCAAGAATGAGAACTGCTGGCAATATTGAAGGACATGCTACTACCTTTGGAACTCATGCAGCAGGGGTCATAGTTTCAAACTCTCCGCTGACTGAATTCTGCGGTGTAAACTCTCGTGAAAATACTTTAATGATATCAGGCATTGATGCTGAAGCTATAAATCTGCTAAAAATAGATTGTCTAGGCTTGCGCACTCTTTCTATACTTATGGATGTTGCAAAGTTAAGTGGTTTTAAATATAGTGATTATTATACTCTTGACTATAAAGATCAAGCTGTATTTGATCTACTAACTGCTAAAAGGTATTCAGGCATATTTCAGTTTGATGGACAAGCTTTAGGAATGGTTAGTGCTCAAATGGGTGTTCAGAACTTTGATGACATGATAGCTATTACAGCATTGGGTAGGCCTGGTGCTCTTAACTCTGGTGGTACAGCTAGATACATTAAACGTAGGACAGGAATTGAACAACCAATATATTTTGGTGATCTTCATAAAGAAGTAACAGAGCCTACTTATGGTGTAGTAGTATTTCAGGAACAGACAATGACAATCTTGAGAAGAATAGGAAGTATGTCTTGGAAAGATGTTAATATACTTCGCAAAGCTATGTCTAAATCATATGGAGATGAGTTCTTTTCTAAGTATAAAGCTGACTTCATAGATGGAGCTCAAGGAAATGGATACACAGCAATCGAAGCGGAAAAAGTCTGGGAAGCCGTGGCCTCTATGGGATCATACGGTTTTAACAAATCTCACGCAGTAGCATATGCTATGATTTCCTACTGGACTGCATGGGCTAAGGCTCATTATCCATTAGAGTTTGCTGCTGCTAATCTTAATCATGCAAAAGATGATTCTTCCGCTGTGAAGCTGCTCAGAGATATACATCTTAATGATGGAATACAATATACTCCATTTGATCCAGATGAATCAGAATTAGGATGGACTATTCATAATGGAAAGTTATTAGGTGGTATTCTTAATTTGCCTGGTATTGGGCCTAAAAAAGCTCAAACTATATTAAATGCCAGAAAGGGAAAAGCCAAACTAACTCCTGGTCTAATTAAAAAAATGATGAATCCAGAAACAATCTTTGATATATTATTCCCAACTAAACATTACTGGGGCCAGCTTTATTCTGACCCTAAAAGTTATGGTCTTCATAGATCACCTAGCATGATAGCTGATGTTGTAGAGCCTGGTGATTATATAATTATAGGCTGTGTATTTGATAGAGATTTACGAAGCAGAAATGATACTCAGTCAGTAATAAAAAGAGGAGGCCAAGTCTTAGATGATCAGATCTATTATCTTAACTTGTATCTTGAAGATGATACAGATATTATTAAATGTACTATTCCCCCATTTAAGTTTGAGGAACTTGATGGTCAAAATCTTGCTGAAAATATAACAATAGGTAAAACATGGTTTTTAGTTTCTGGTAAGATTCAGGGAAGCTGGAGAAATTTAACTATAGATGGTATAATTAACTTAAATGAAAGATTTGGAGTAAAGTAAAATGTTAATGGAGACACTAACTGTGACAAGAAAAGTTGCTATTGTTAAAAGATATAGTATGGCACATCTTAATAGGCCAGAAAGCGTATTAGAGCACACAGGAGGAGTATGTTTAATTTCTATGTTAATTGGATTAGAATGCAATAAAGGTGATTTTAATATTGTAGATATGGGCAGTCTTCTTATGAAAGCAACAGTTCATGATTTAGAAGAATCAGAAATTGGAGATATTGCTAATCCTGTTAAATATGATAATGAAGATATTAATGATGCAATTTACATTGTTAGCAGTAAGGCAATGCAAAAGATTTCTTCTGATCTTAATCACCCTATTTTACACGAATTATGGGAAACTGCAAAAGATGAATCAATAGAGGGAAGGATAGTCAAACTAGCGGATGTGTTATCTGTTTTAGCAAAAATATATGAAGAGTCAAAATTATATTCAAATACATCATTTAAACATTATGGATATAATACTTTATCATTTTTCTTAGATCAAAACAAAATAGAAACTAATGAAGTATTATTAAATGTAATACAAGAAGCAATTAATATAAATGAGGAAATATTATTATGAAAACTTATGATCCATATATAAAATGTTTATCATCAATAGATGATCGCATTGCCGCTTGGAATACAAGCCGCCCAAATTTTCAGCCAGGTGATCTTTCTTTTGAAGAGATAGAGCGCATGGATTTAAGTCTCAACTCAATGAAAGTATACACCCTAGAAATTCGTTCATCAGTTCTTTTCCGCGATCTAATCCTTTCACTTAGGCCAATTCAGTGCTGGGCTCAATCAACTAGGTCAGCTCCGTTGGATAGAGAAACACTTAGAATCTCATCTGAGTTTGCTCATATGAAATCTGATGATAGAAAAATTGATGAAATGATTAATAGGTTTGAAGAAGGTGAGCCCAGGGATCAAGTAAGAGGACTGCTGACTACTTCAGTTAGCACTGTATATACACTTACAATAGATCATAGAGTATTAATGGCATTTTGTAAAAGCCTATTGTTGCTTAATAAAGGTTTATTTGAATTATATGGTGCTATGCTTTTAGATTCTATTGATGGATTTGATGCATTTAATAAAAGTACTGTTCATCCTATTCACCCTTTTGTTACAATTACTAATGAAGAACGTGGAGAATATAGAACTGAAGAAGTAGGAAGTATGATCTTTGGGTTTTATAGTATGAAGTGTGCAATGGCTGCGCAATTTCTTCGTCAGCATTATAGCAAAATAAAAATTGGATATTGGGATATGATTCCTAATTTCTTTGAATCAAGTATGAGTCAGTCAGACAAAGTAGATGTTGCATTTTACATTGATAAAGCATCTTATGAACGTCTTATGAGTATGAGATCTCATTGGGCTCTTGACTGGTCTGCAGATATGTGGGGTGGGCTAATTGGAGATTTTGTAAAAAATATGAGCACCGAAGAATTTTGGAATTTCTTGCCAAATGGTGGTGGTAAACGTGACCCTTATTGGGCTGACGTTTATAATAGGGTGCTCAGAAAAGACCCAGGCCTACCTTGCCCTATAATGTGTGAATGGCCAGAAATGATTGAATTAAAAGAAAAAGAAGTTGGATACAGTTTAGTAATTCAAAAATATTATGACTGTGTTAAAGAAGGGTTTATTAAAGACAACCCTAATAATGAGCATCGTAAACTTTATATTTCACTAGGAGAAGAATCATGATTTATATAGCAAGCCCGTTTTTTAATGAAAAACAAGTTGATTTTGTAGAAACAATAGAAAAATCTTTAAATGCAGCAAGGATTGCATATTACTCTCCTCGGGGTGAAGGCATTCTTTTGAATCAAACTGAAGAAGAAAGGCAAAAAAATAAAAAAAATATATATGGTATTAATATTAATATGATTTCTGCTTGTGATAAAGTTTTAGCAGTAATTGATAATAGGGATATTGGGACTATTTGGGAAATGGGATATGCAACTGGTAAAAAAATACCAGTTATAACTATATCAAATTCTTCTTATGGGCTTAATGTAATGTTAGCTGAATCTGTACAAGCTCATACAGTTAACATAGAAGATGCTATAAAAGCAATAAAAAATGATCGTTTTCGCGGTGAGTTATTAGAGGGTGTATATTAATGTTTAAACCAATGTTAGCTAAAAATATAGCAATCCAAGATATTCAACTTCCTGTATTTGTCAGCACAAAACTAGAGGGTGTTCGTGGCGAGTTTACACCTGATGGTTTAAAAACTAGACCAATGAAAAAATTCAATAATAGAAATTTAGAATTATTTTTTGGTGAAGTTTCTAATTATGTTAGAAAATATAACATATATATAGAAGGTGAATTTTATAAACATGGATTAGAGTTTAATGAGATAAGCTCAATTTGCCGAAGGGCGGAACACCCTGATACTGATACATTGGAGTTTCATATATTTGATATATATATGCCAGAATTTGCAAACGCATCTTTTGCTATAAGACTTGAAATGATGCAAACTTTAGTAGAACAAATAAATCATAAATCTGTTAAAGTTTGTTATCAAAGTTTAATTTATGAATTTGATACAATCCAAAATATGTATGAAATAGCAATTGATTCAAACTATGAAGGATTGTGTTTTAAATCTCCGCGTGAAAGCTATAAACATGGTAGATCTACACTAGATCAACAGTTTACCAGAATAAAACAAGATAACACTTATGATGGTATTGTATTAGACATTGTTGAAAGAATGGAAAACTTAGTTGAATCTAAGCCTAATGAATTAGGTATGATGTCTAAAACTCAAGATAAAGATTTAAAAGCTCCAACTGGTTTAGCTGCAGTTGCGGTAACTAGCTGCGAAGATTTTCCTGAACCAGTTAGAGTTGTTCTATCTAAGAACCTTAGTGATAATGATAGAGAAGAAATTTGGGCTAATCGTGAAGACTATATTGGTAAGAATCTCAGATTTTACGGAATACCAGTATTAGGAATGAATCAGCCTAGATGCCCAAGATTTGATACTTGGAGAACAGACTTAGACTAGAAGACATACCCTTGAGAGCTTCTGTATTCGTTTCTAAGCGATTCTATCCTTAAACCCTATAAAGGGCTAGGGGTAAAATAGAATCCCTTAAAAGCGATTACAGAGCCTTGATTAAATCCTCAATCTTTTGAGCACCTTCTTTCTTTTTCTCTCTCAATCTGTAATCTTTAATAATGGTATTAATATATGAGTCAATATCTTGTTGACTAGGTGCTTTATCATCATTATTAAGTGCAGCACCTATTCTTGGTGCTCTAAGTAATTCTGGAACACCACCAGTCAAAAATTTATCATTATCATTTCTAAGAATTTCCCCAGTTTTACGCACAAGTTTTTGAGTAGGAGAAGCACCTATTAAAGGGTCTAGTAAAAATTTCATTCCTCTAGGTGGAATACTGCCTAAATCTTTAGAAGCCATGTTTAACAAACCACTTGCCATTCCAGCATCTTTTCTTCCAACAGTCGCAATACCAGTTTCTGCCAGTTCTTGCAGTGGAAGCATTTGCTGAGCCCAATTATCAATTCCGCCTATTTGCCCAGAAGATGTTAACAGCTGTTGTGGAGTAAAATGACCAAAATTATTTTTTGCTGCAAATGCTGCTTTTTTAACAGCAAGATAATTTGGAAAATATTGATCAACTGATGACAATTCTTTTAAAACATTCTCATCTAAATTTCCTCTATACATATCAATCATATCTTGAATTGATCTTTCAATTGTTGTTTTTCCTTTTCCTGCTACTTCTTGCTTAGCGGCATTTAATATTCTATCAACATCATTAAACATAACATTACGAAGCCAAGGAGCAGTAGTAATTGCAGAAACACCTTCTGAATTAGGAGATAATTCATCAACTTTTCCTACAATCATTTTTTGTAAAGATTGCATAAAAGTTCTATCATCTTGACTATTCATAAATTTTATAGAATCATCAAGTGTATTTAATAATGATTGCATATCTAGCTGATTATAATCAACCATATCCCAGACTCTTTGATATGCTTGTTTAAATTGTGATCCTAGCTGAGCAATCCCTTCTGCACCACTTTTGGTTATTTTTAGTCCTGGTAATGCTGCTGCTTTAAGAGCAACTTTATGCCAGTTGTCTTTAGCAAAAGTTGACATTTGCTCATAGCCTTTTGCAAAAAATGGAAGTATTGATGTTGTTCTTTGTATTTGTTGTAAAAGACCAGAAGATTTCCCTGCCATTCCCAGGGTCATATCTACACCTTTATCAATCATATCTTGAGCACCAGCTACTTTTGTTCCAATTCCATTAACAAATCCGCTTGCAGCTTTTCCAACTACACCTCCTGCTACAGTTGCAGCAGCATCAGTAGCTGCATTTCCCATTCTAGTTTGATCTGAATCTGGTTCCCTAAGTGCAGCAGTAGCACCAGATCCAAATAAATCACCAGCAAATCGAGCAGCAGGTTTTCCAAGTGCTCCTACAACTTTAAGAGTGTTACCAATTGCTCCTGCAGGTGTTGCCATTTGTCCTAATTCAGCAATAGCACCTCCTGCTAAAGATGAATAAGGATTTTGATCTTCCAGAATATCCATAGCATTTTCAGCAAAATTAAGCTGCTCTTGATTTTGATCTGATTCACCAAGAAGCCATGGATATATGCTTTGTGCACCTCTTATTAACTGATCAGTTTTTCTACCAGCACTAATTGCCATTGACTCTAATGCTTTAGTTTCTTCTGCTACTTGATATATTCCTTCATCTTGTTTACTTAGCGGAACCCATCCATCTTCATCAGAACCTCTATAGGCAATTTTTTCACCAGTTTCATTATCTATTGCATATCTTGTTTGGCTCATTATTTATCCACCCATGTTGTTCCAGCTGTTGGACCATTTTTAGTAGCAACTTTTGCCGCAGAATTTCCACCTAATTTTGCATTGTGTGCTTCCCATCCTCCAGTTCCCCAAGTTTCTAAATTTTCTCTTTCCATTTGTTCTGTAAGATTTTTATATATAGGATTATTAAAGGCACCACGACCTTCTTTTGCTATTATTTTAGCTAGTGTAAGATTCCTTTTTTGTCTTTGCATATTTATAAGAAATATTTCTCTAGGCTGCCCAAAAGTAGGCAACTGTTTTTGGAACATTAATTCTTCTTTTGGGCCAACTTGAGCGCCACGAATAGCAGAAATAATTTCAACACTTAATCCTAAAGTTAAAGCAAGAGCTTCTGATGTTTCAGAGGGCATCGTATTTCCAAATTTATTCATAAAGTTATCTACTGCTATATTTGTTAAATTGCTGCCTCCTCTAAATTTAGATAAGTACCCACTAAACCCATCAAAATCAAGTTCTGGGTTCTGAACTAATTCAGCTAGCCTGTCTATATTCATATTACTTATTTGAATGTCAGCTGCTTGTTTTGCCTCTTGGGCAGTTGGCTGTTGAGCAAACAAATAGCCAAGATCATTTGCAGCCTGATATGTCAAACCAGCGGGTTGTGCAATTGGAGTTCCATTTGCATCAGTCATAGGAGTATTCGGGGGAATATATTTATCTGCTTGATCTATTAATACACGAGTTCCAGCCTTCATTGCATAAGATCGAATAAAATCAGTTCTAACTTTCCCTGCTAATCCTAATTCATCTGCATATTTAGCACCAGGACTTCTATTATCAGTAAGCTGTGTTTTAGGAGTATTAACTCTTTGATTATAATCACCAAGAAATTTTATGCCCTCTGCTTGTAGAACTGGGTTTTCACTATTAATTAATCCATCTATTTGCTGTTGCCACCTATCTAAATCTGTTGGCTCTTTATAGCCAAGACTTTGATCATTGGCATAAACATCAGCAGGAGATTCACCTGATTGTTTAGCATTTTGTAGTGTATTGTACTGAGTTGCATCCTTATCATCAGCAGTCTCTTGCAGCATATCACGGTTCATCCGCTGATACGCCATAGCAACATTTTTAGGGCTTGATTTATCAACTAAGCCCAAAGTATCCAAAAGACCATAAACAATAGCCATCACCTATTCTCCATCAAAGACTTAATTGCAGGATTCATATAAAAAGAATTATTCATTTTTCCAGTTCTTTTATCTCTTGAATTACGATCTGCTGCTCTAGACCTAGCCATTAAAAGGGATAACTTACCACCAGCACCAGGCATTTCTGGTAAACTTTGCATTTGACCACCAGCTTGTGCTGCCATTTGCTGATCTTTAGGAACCTGGCCTGAAAATAATCCCTGCATCATTTCCATAGGATTAGCTTGCTGTTGCGGTGGACTCACTCCAGCCATACCATTTGCTCTATCTGCAGTAGTATATTTTTGAAGATCTTGCCACAACTGTTGTGGTTGGCCACCTCTAGCAGCTTGTTCTTGTTGGTTACCACTAGCCATTCCCCCAGAAGAGGCTCCAGCCATGCCACCACCACCACCAGGGAGGCTAGGGAGGCCACCAGGTGAGCCATACGAGCCACCTTGTTGCATAGGGCCACTAGACATTGGCCCAGCAGTTTGCATACCACTTGACCCTGGCATTTGGCCTGCATTCATTTGTTGAATTCCTGCTTGACCAGCCTGACTTAAAAGCCCAGCCATGCCACCGCCTCCTGCTCCTGCTGCTCCTGCTGCTGGTAGGCCTGCTGTTCCTAGTTGTGCCGCTATTGCTGCAAATGTCATTGTAATTCCCCTTTATCAATTAATAAATCTAAACTATCATAATTAGATACTGTTAACAAATCTACAAGTGCGTCTATATCTGTTATATTATCAGGGTTAGCATGCACAGTCATCCACTCAGTATCAGTTAAAGCATAAACAGCTCTTTTTGTGCCAGGCTCTGATATCCATATTTTTGGTGCTGTATATGTATCAGAATCAAATTCAGTAACTACTTTAATTTCTCCTTTAGTAATAACATTAATATGAGAATGTTTATGTATTTTACCAACAATACACATACCTTGAGGTATTCTCATTTGTCTGCAATATAATCCTGGAGCAAACAAATGATCATTATATATTTCTTGCATTTTATCTGCAGGAATAGACTTAGGCAGAGTCTTTAGTTTAGACTCTAACCCAAGTATAAAATTACGAGCAATATCATTTTTCAATTTAGCCACCACCACCAGCAGAGAAGTTAAAGCCTTTAGACGTTCCTGAACCACTGCTTTGATCTGTTCCACTATCAAGAACTGTAGGAGCACCAACAATATTAGAATAATTTGACAGATTCTGCCAAGGCATTTGACCTCCTTGCATCCAAGGAGCCATCTGATTCATGCCAAGATTTTGTTGCGGCAGTAAATTATTCATTCCTTGCTGCATAGTGCCGTTTGCACCACTAAGTAAAGCCATTCCCCTGTCTTGAGCTTGCCCTCTCCCTAAATCAGCTTGTTCTGCAATGCCCATTTTCCAGCTCATATCTGTATCATATGCATTCCCTCGCATTTGATTTTCAGTGTTAGTCATATCTCTATTTGCTTGAGCACCTAGCATAGCATTTTGCATAGCATGACGACTGCCTCCGCCCTGGCCCATAGCCCCTGCTTGTTGATTCATTTGATTTTGTTGGGTGTTTAAATTTTGATTCATGCCTTGTTTCATTGAATCAACCATTGGGTCAATATAGGTATTACCAGGGCCACCAACTATTTCTTCGTACATTCTACCCGTTGCACTTGGATTATTCATACTGCCCATTATTGAATCATATAGCCCAGCTTGCATACCAGATGTATCCCCATAAGCTCCTCCATTCATTTGATTTTGCAAACCACTCATTCCAAGATTATATACATCCGTCATTTGACCCTGCATGCCTGGGACCATTCCTTGTCCTTGATTAGCATAGTTCATTTGATTGTTATATAAGTTTCCACCTTGATTATAAACGTCCGTCAGGGCCCCCTCTTGACCTCCATAAACATTTTGATCAAAAGTTGAATTTGACGAATAGTTGTTGTTTGATTTATTGCTGCCGAATCCGATAGCCATAATAATTCTCCTAGTTTAAGTCATTGCTACCCAAAAGCCTTCGACATACATCCAAGGCCCAGGGGCAGTTATAGTTGGTAAAATTGCTGCATTAAAATATCTAACCATTCCATTTTCTACTTTATCAGGAATTGCACCTACAGGGGTAAAATCAGGAATATCAACAAGTGTTGCATTTAGCAATATCATCATTCTAGTTAGCCACTCTTGTAAAGCTGGATTATCAGATAATGGTGGTTGCTCTAATGGTACAATTCTTGTGCTCATCTTAATCCTGCCTCTACATATTCAATATTAATTCCAGCTAGCGACCAATCTCCAACAGAATCACCACTTTCAATTCTTAAACTATGAAGCTCACCAGTTGTTCTAATATCTATTTTCCTTTGTTTATTAGGATCAAAAAACACAGGCTCTTTCCATCTAATAGAGTCACCTGGAAAATCTTGAGAACCTACTAATATTTTTACAGATGAAGACCCAACTATATGAGGATATAATCTAGTTATAGTTGTAACTTTAACCAAAGAATCAATTATAAAACTTAGACGCTCAATAAATGAATTATCATTTGAACTTATAAAATTCCTGTCTGAATTTATTAAAACTAGCCTACCTTGGGTTGCTGGGTGTGGAGCGGGAATATCACCTGGAGCCTGAAGTCCGTATAATGTACTTTGAACAGGTCTGGCAAATTCTGAATCCCAAACAACAGCTCCTCTTTCTTGCCAACTAGGCCCAGGCGGCGGAGTTCCAATTAAATTCCAAGTCTCACCTAAATCACTAAAAGTTCCAAAAGCAGCATCTCTTATAACACCATCTGGCAAATCTATTATTGTCCAATTGTCATCTTCCCAATTATATACATAAGCAACATTAGCACCTTTTGCAGCATTACTAGATTCAACAGTTGGGATACAAAACCAAATTTGATTGTCTTCATTATATGCTACAACAAAAGCATTGGTATAATATTCATAATTAAAATCAGAATTAAATCTAGTTGCTAATCTATTGTGTAATAATGAAGTTATTTCATTTCCATCATAACTATAAATTCCATCTCTGCCAATAAAATAATGCATAGAATTTACTTCAACTAAACAATCCATGGCTAACAATCCAAAAGAAGAACTAGCATCACGAATTTGAAATACAAAAGGACCACCTCTATAGTCAAATACAGTTATTGATGTTTCTCTATATACTATAAATGCATCTCTAAGAGATCTTGCATCAATAACTTTGCCTCCTGATCCACCTAAATAAACAAGCCCTGCAGTATTCGTTATATCTAGCTCATCCCAAGAATCAGGAATTGCTCCATTATCCGCTGGTGTGGACCATCTTACAGCATCAGGGTCACTAAAGCCTGGCCCAGAGATATCCAATGCAAATAAATATTGTTTATGAGAGCGAATAATTTTAGCATGATATCCTTTATCTTTCCAAGTAATTTCAGGATCACCTACAGTAGCACCAGCAGACCATCTTAATGTTTGCAGCTTAGTTGCAGGGTCTTGAGGAGACCAATATTCTGGATAAACACTTAAATTATTAACTACCGGAATTTTGCCTAGTAAACAACCATTCCAAATTTTTTCATTTGCTAATGCTAAAGGAGTTGCAACTGTTATATTTGAAAATGTTGTTGAATTGCCACCAGTAAAACAATATACTGATTCAAAACCATTTTCTTTTCCCGCTATTAACCAGAACCCAGAAACAAAAGCATTTACATTTAAAATAAGGCTAGGGGTAAAATTAGTAGGCAAACTAGCCAAAGCAGAAAAACCTCTATAATTAGTAATTTGATCAGAAGCAATTACTACATTTCTAAGATTTGTTAAAAAATCAAGTGGCAAAGTCCATGGCTGTAAATCTGTGTTAATACCCTTTTGCGCAAAAGAACTAACTGACAATTGTTTTATCATGCGATAATTTCTCCAACTCTATAATTTTTGCTTGTTCTTTTCTTTCTTCTAACAAATTTAAAGTTGCAATTCCTGCTACTTGTGTATTGCTGTACACTGTATCTACAAGAACTGAAACAGTATCTGCTACTCTAACTGTTTTAGCCTGTATTCCTATAGACAATTGTGGCTGCCAAGCAATAGCACACTGAGTAACTTCTTCTAGCTCTTTACCTGTTTGTACATCAACACCAGATAATTTTATGTACCAAGCACATCTTTCAATAACTCCATCAACAATTTTTTCACAATTGCTGCCTAATGGACAAGTAAGTTTTACTTCAAGTGACATTTAATTTCTCCTTATGGGGCTGGCGGATCTACTTTTATAACTTCTATAGCATCTATATATTTAGGCTGCCATGTAATTGTTCCTAATGATGGAATAGAATGGTTATGGCCTAAACCACCGCCTGCAGTCTGAGTTGCGTTTCCTCCATAGTTATTGCTAGTTTGGCCGTATATTGGATCCCCAGAGTTAACTGAAACTCCTTGCATAGTATAAGCAAAATCACCTCCGCTTGAGCTGCCCTGCCAAACATTATCAGCAACACCAAGACTGCCCATTCCAGTGCCATTCCTAAACATCCAGTGTCGGTGGGCTGTAATGCCATGAGTATGTGATGGAATTTGTGAAATCCCTAACACTGTACTGTTTGTAGTCCCTGTAGCAATAGTTTGTGATAAACCAGCACTAGCACTATTACTACCCCCACTACCAGCTCCAAAAACACCAGTTGGCCCAACAATTCTTAAAAAAGAATCACTACCACGACCAGGCCGCCTGTTCCACAGAGGTAAATTTGCACTGCTTGTTAGTAATATGCAAGTGCCAGCAGGTGCCCGTATGGTGGTGCTAAGATTTGCGCCTGTATATGCCAATTGCTCCTGTATAGTAAAACCACCAGCACCAGATCCAGCTAAAGCATTCATTTCTGAAGCAGTTACAGTAACAGGGGAAGCAAGCCCTGTAGCACCACCTGTAAATTGCTGTTTTAAAACATCCTTTATAAGCTGAATATGATTATCACCTTGTGCAACTGGGTCTGTGCCTAAAGGCCAAGATGCATTTAATCCTGATATTGTTGTTGCTGTTTCTAATCCCATGTTAACACCTGTCTATTGTTGAATTTGGTACATTAATAACAGTCCAAGTAGCAGTTTCTAAACAAACTTCAGTCCACTCAGTTGTTTCTACTGGAACTGGTGGAATAACTGGAATAATTGGCCCCATACCAGGAGGCGTAAAAACCCCCACAGAAAAAGGTGCACCAGCGATAGTATTTGGTTGCGCTATTCTCATCGAGATACACCTTTAGTTTTTTCATAAGTCCGCATAGCTCCTAGTCCTAATAAAGCAAGAACTAGGCCTGTAACTTCATTGCCATCAATTGTTGGTAATAAAGGAACAATTTCAGAAGCATTTTTATTTAATGTCACAATTCCTATAACAATAAAATCTTTTAATATCCAATTATACAGTAAAGCAATAGCACAAATCCAAAGCAGTGAAGGCCTCCCTCCTGCAACAAACCAGTTTGTATTTTTAGCTGCTTCAATATTAGCTTGCGCCTGCATCATGTGAGGTTGAGCCATAAGTGCTTGTATTTTTAATGCTGCCGCTGCTTTTTCATCGTCAGATGTAAACAGGCCGTCTAAACCGCCCATTACACTGTCAGCTAAACTGCCTACATCAAAGTTTACTATCCCACTCACCTGGCTCTCCTTACAGCTAAAAACTGTAAAAATATTGTAGGCACAATAAAGAATTGAGTAACATGCCCAATTATATATGCCCAATCTTTACCAAGAAAAGGGCTTTCTTTAGTCATAATTTTAGGCCAAACAACTCTTAAATTTTCAACATCCATATTTGTATAGCTGTGACCTACTTGTTTAATACACCACCACAATCTTATGCCAGCTTCTCCTGGGCCATCTGTTGTTACATAAGATTTTTTAGCAACTTCTAATCTTTCTTTATATTCAGACATAAAATTAACCTCTAATAAAACCAATATTTTGGTATTCCTGATCTAGAATCAATATGAGTAAAAGCATCATAACTACCAACTGACATACCCAAGCTTTCTGCGTAGTCTGCAACTTTTTTTGGTTCTATTCCTTTAACATATATATCCGCTGCTCTAGCTAGCAAATGCTGTGAATAAGGTGCCCCACCAACAACTTTATTATGACTAGGGCACCTACAAGCGGATGTAATTACAACTGGAGATTCAAAATGAGTACGAATAGTCTCAAGAGCTTCTAACAATACAGTGTCAACTGTATCAAACCCACATCCACATTTACAAGCAAATTCAGCACGTTTAAAATTAGGAGATATCATCATTCACAATCTCCACTAATAAATTGCATGTTCAAGTCTTCTTGGTTTGCACTGTTGGCAAGCATCCTATCTTCTAATCGGAACAAAGCAGCAGATACAGCACTAGTATTGCCAGCTTGAGCATAAAATAAGAAACCAAAAATACTACCAAATACAACAATTACTGCTACTATTAAACTACCTATTTGCGCCCAGTTTGTTTCTTTAGGCTGACTAAAATGAGATAGCTGTTTACTTAATCTCTGCATGTTTTCAGTTTGATTAGCAAACCCTGCAACTTGCTCGCGGCCTAATCCATCCATCCCTACTTTTAATCCTGCAATATCAGTTCTAATTTCACCAATATCTCTGACATTTCTTTGAGTAATGTCAAAATGTCCCCCAGTGTCTTCCTTGTCAGCCATTCTTCTACCACCTTTGTTATCCATTTTAGATAGCTTCTAAAGCAGATATTCTGCTATTTAATTCTTTAATGCTATTTACAAGTACAGCAACTAATTTTGGATAATCTATTGACAAAGTTTCAGTCTTATCATTAGTTTCTTCATCATAATCATAGTTTATACCTACAACCTCAGGAACCAACACTTGAATTTCTTGAGCACTAAATCCAATTTCAATTTGATCACCTCTTATGTCTTGATCTTTCCAAGTATACTTAATAGGGTTCATTTCTAAAACCGCGCTAAGCCCTGGTACTGAATCAGGCAGTATGTTTTTTAAAGTTACATCTGAACTAGAATTTGTTAATACTCCATTGGCCAATGAATAAACAGCTCTGGTGCCAGACCCTGCTAGCCCTGAACAACCAATGTTGGTTGTGACGGTCAAACCGCCCGTGATGGTTGCACCAGCTGTAGTAAGATGTAATCTCTTAACGGCCAGTGAAGGCAAAAGCCAGCTACCAAAAACATAAAAGCTATGACCATTAGCAGCATAAGTCATATCTCCTCGAGCAGTAGATGGTACAAAGCCTCCTAGTGTTGATCCACCTGCAGCTGTTACAAAACCAATTCTAGCTCTATAAAAACCATAGGGCCAAAATGGGGTTGGCCCAGCATCAGGCTGGATAGTGCCTTCAGTAGTATCTGTAAACTCTATACAAGGATCAATATCTCCCATGATAATATGCGGAGCACCTGTATTTACATCATATCCACTTGATGGATCTGTGTCTTCAGGAAACTGAACAATTCTTTCAGTATTGTCTTTTTTGATAACTATAGGGCTATCAAAACCAGGTCTAAAAGTTTCATCAAAAGAGGTAATTAGTCTTGGGGTTCTAATTTCTCCTCCAGCCCATTTTGACCAAGGTGCAACTATTCCAGAATTAGGGCCACCTGCTGGACCCTGACTTGGCAAATATGGTTTTTTCAGTAAAATGCCTCCGCTTGGTGCAGCACTAGCATCACTACCTATGGTAACCTCTGGTATGTAATTAGGATCAGGCTGGCCACTTAAAAAATTATTCGGTTGCTTATATGGGCCCCAAATAAGCCTTCCAGGACTTTTCATTGAAAAATCAGAATCTGCTTCTATTTTAACTGGTGAGTCATAATCTGAAATTTGATAGGTTTTTTCTGGAGTTGCAATATTACAAACGTCTCCTACTAAAATTGGGTTCAGCACTGTGCCGTTAGGTAGCACCTTGGGTGCCCAAGATTTAGGATTAGTAGGGCCAACAGGTGCTTGATCTACAGTTATTTCATATACAGCAGAAGTAGCCCAATATATACCATTAGTATTTGTAGCAGGGAATAAAAGTGTGCTT